ATAAAGAAGTTTAGTATAAACGCATTTGCAGACGTTTTAAGGTCGTATTTAAGGCTGTTGTATAATTCCTTACTACTATTCTTTTTACCTTTAGTTAGTCGTGTCCTAGATTGTTGTATAACCCTCTTGGCAAACCCTCTTAATATATCCTCTGTATTGTCTAGCATAGGTATATGTCATTAGGAATGGTTATGTCAAAGGTTGTACTCCACCCTGCTAATTCGTTTTCAAATCTGTCATAGAACGGCTCACAGCTAGGGTCGCTATCAAGTGAGTACACATCGCTAACGTCTGCTTGTCTTAACAATCCAAACAATCTATTTAAAACTGCTAGTTGTGTGTTGAGTACATCCTGCTCGTTGTTGTTGCCTATAAATATATCTGTTGTTTCTTCTTTGCTAAAGTCTACAACATCCATAGCTAGGACTGTGATGTTAAATCTAATTACTTGTTCTTGTATGGTTGCGCTGTTTATGATAACGTGCGACAATGGGAATATAGTTTGCTTGGATAAGTCTATCTCTGTTAAATCTCCTGTTGTAACCGTATTGACATTTTCATCCAATAGTAGTTGGTCTTTTATAGTTTGCGTGATTAGGTAAAAACCTCTTACTGCTGTATTAGCCATTTCGTTTAATTCTTTTTGCTTCTAATTCGTTTTTCTCTTTCATAAACTCTAATGCATATAAACATTCGTGCATATTTAGTTTAGTGATATTTTCAAATCTTGTAACGTCTCCTTGAGCCAATCCGTATATTGATTGATACCAACCCCACTTTGCTCCAAAGTTTGCTTCTGTTGATAGGTCATTTCCTGATTGAGTGAATAATCCATCATAACCTGACACAATTCGCTCCCTAAATTGTAAAAAAAAACAATAGAACCTAATACAACTCCTAAAGGCATATGCTTGTACTCTAGGGCATCTTTAGCTTCGTATGGCTCTATGTTGTATAATTTGTCATAACTGCCCTGTACGGGTCTATAAAGGACTGCCATAGCTTTCTCTATGTTATCCCAATCCCCCAAGTATGTGTCTATGTCTATGTATTCCCCAAAAGACATATCGTCTAGGTTAGGTATAAAGCCGTATCGTTTGCCGTTTAGTTTAAACTCTCTTGTTAGTGCAGGAGTGTCCTCAAACATCTTTGTAAGGGTTGCTACTATTGTTTGTATGTCAGCAGCTTTTATGTTTCTTACAACTGTGTCAGGCACTTGGCAGAAGATACCCACCATTTTAAGTGCAACTTGGTTTTCAGTTAAGCCTTCAGGTAGTTTAAGATACTGTTGATATTGACCAAGAGTTATCTCATTTAGGCTTGTAGGTACGTTTAATTCATACTTCATATAAATATAACGTATATAAAGCAGGTTTTTAGGAAATAAAAAAAGGGCTATAAAAGCCCTCTATAAAATTGTTGTGTTTTGTGTAGTAATTCCCACACTATATAATCCTTGTCTTTAGGATGTCTAGCCTTTACGCTTATCCCTATGTCTGTGTGTATGTGGGTTATTATAACTCCTGTGTGTAGTTTATGTAGTTTCATCTCTTACCGTTTTCATCAACCTGTCTGCTGTGCTTGTTTGTTCTATGATACTGATACGTTTCTTGCCATTCAGCTAAAGGTATAAACCTAACATTCTTGTCTATTTGTTTCTTGGTCTTTTTCATATCTCCATTTGTTGCTCCCATAGTACAGGTGTCCACTCCTCAAAGGTTTCATTCCAATATACCTCTTGCATAGTTTCCCCTGTGTCTCTAAAGTGTTTGTTTCCTATTTGTACTATCATATCCCCAAGTAATGTTTAGACCAAACTAAAAATGTTAGTGTCAGAATAACCACTATAAAAAGTTTTAAATCTTTCATAACCCCATCCATTTATCAGCGTGTGCGCATAGTTGGCAAAACGTGCATACTAGTCCAAAAGCAGCTACGTATATTATTGTGTCAAATATAAAGTTTTCTATCTTACGCTTCATAAAAGTCGAGTATGAAGTTCCCTAAATCAACCCTTTCCCAATAGGTCATCCCTTTTAAGTCTTTTATTTCTGTTTGTACACATTCTTGCTTATATAAAAGTTTATTATAATCAAGTGTCATTTCTTTGCCATCTCTTTCAAGGTCTATAAGTTTCCAAAAAATTCTTTTTTCCTCTTTTTGTAAATCTTCTAGTTCTGTTATCATAATGTTTGTTTTATAGTGCTAATATATAAACAATATTTCAATTAACCAAATGTTTATAAAACTAATGTATGTAGTACTTACCAAAGTTAGGCTTACTTAATATAGAGTAGCAACTATATCTAGCTGCATCTAATGTGTGGTTGTGTAAATCTTCGGGTACGTTAGTTATTCTACCTGCTCTATCTTCTTTCCACTTATAGCTTCTAAACTCTTTTATCATATTCTCGCTATCCTTTGTTACGTGGAGTTTGTATCTTTTAAGTAGGTCTATCCCTGCTAGTACAGAGTTAGCACCTTTATAAGACTTCATTACCTTGTGTCCGTACCTCCGCAGCTGTTCTATTATTTCAGGTCTTGCGCTATCTGCATAAGTCATACCTAATACCTCTACTCCTTTTAAGTATTGGTGTATGTCCTCTGTTGTCATCTTTGACCTGTATAGCATTTCTTTAAAGTATAGGTTGTGGTCTTTCTTGTATGTCGCAACAAGTGTAGTAGGGTCGTTAAATCCAAAGTCCATCCCATAAGCCACAAGCTGTGCATCGTCAGGTATGCTATCAATCTCCGTGTATTTGAATATAGTTGCTTTGCTAATTGCTCTTTGCCCAAGTCCATATATACGCCAATAGTTCTCATCTGTGTCTTTTAGTAGTTCTATCTCGCTTCTTATGCTATCGTCTAGGAATGGATTGTCTAGGTAAGTAGTGTTGTATATTTCTACATCTTCTCTTTGCTCTAGCTTTTCCCATATCCAATGATACTCGTCAGAAGGGTTAAGGTCTCCTACTATCTTGTCTGTTGTTCTAAATACTAATTGCTGCCAATCTTCAAATGTCAGTTCATTCATCTCATTGGCAAATAGTAAATCTCTTTTACGTCCTCTTACCTTTTGTGGTTGGTCTAATGATATAAACTCTATGAGGTTACTGTCTAGCTTATACTCGTGATTTGACTTGTTGTGGTGCTGCTCGTCGTATAAGTCCATACGTTTGAGTATCTCTAGGAAGTCTCGCATTACAGTAGCACGTACAGCAGGGAATGTCTTACGGCATATAGTAATCGTTTTGTTTTCGTTGTGTTGGCAATAGTGTAGAATAATCCACAGGAGGACATTGTATGTCTTACCGCTCCTAGTTCCGCCTACTTCTAATGTTATCTTCCTATTAGAGTTGGTTAGGTGGTTATATACTTTATTTACTTGTATTGTGGTCAATCACTTCTACCTTAAAACTCTTTTGTTTTGTGTCGTGCTTTATCTCACGCTTTGTACCGTTTAGCCTGTGTGCTTCTTCATCACTACTAATCATCTTCATAGCTGCTATTTGCAATACAGGTGCAGCTTCAGTTGTAATCCAATTATTAAGTAACGCTACTTTCTTAACAGTTCTATTTTCTTCTATTGCCTTTTTTATGCTGTTAAGTTCGTTAAGTTTATGCTCATAAAAAGTAGGCTTTGAACAGGGTAAATAAGCAACTACGTGTTCTATAAACATCAGTTTATGCTCTTTAATGGCTTCTAGTGATTTTCTTTCTAGTTCTTTAGTGTCGTACATAGTTAAGCGTATTAAGTTATTGTAAACCGCTTATAAGTATAACGTAATTAGTTTACTTTTTTAAAACACTAAATTATATATGCTATTCCATATAGCTATTGTCATAATTCCTATTACTATCCAAGCTAATACTTTTGTGTGGTTTATTTTCATAAGTTTATTATTATTTCAATCGCTCCACCTATTGCTCCTATTGTTAGAAAGATAGCCCATATAATTGCTATTATGTGTATGGCTTTTTTCATAGTATTACTGTTTCTGATGCGTTGTATATAGTTGCTTCTTGGTTTCTAGGTCTTATATTGTTACTGCGTGTTTCTTTTAACTCGTTTCTCAATTCGTCTATCTGACCTTTTAGTTCAACTATCTTTTCTTCTAGTACTCTGTTTTCGTACACCATTGTTTCAACAGTAGCAACAGTACCCTTTTTAGTGTACATATTATATACTCTATCGTATGCTTCTTTGAATGCAGGGTTATGGTCATAATCCCAATCAAAGTTGTTTAGTGCGTGTATTACAGTTGCGTGTGTCTGCCCTAGTGTATCTCCAATAGACTTGTAACTCATCTTGGTAGTAAGAGTTAGTATCTTGTAGTATATCTTTCTTGCGAATACTATTTCTCTGTGTCTAGTGTTTATTGTTATGTCTTTTCCTGTTTGCTTCTCAATCAAAGTTTTTAGGTGTTGTATGTTCTCCCTGTTTCTTTGTGTAGTATTTAGTAAGAAGTTTTTGTATTTCATCTGTATAATAGTTTATTAGTTTCTCGTTTGTGTTTTCGTATGCTCTTTGTAGTTCGCCCTTAAAGTAGGAATAACTTTTTATTAGTGTTTGTT